ATGGAAGTATTACCGGCTGAATTTGCACGGCAAGCAGGGGTTACCCGGCAGTCTATCTGTGCAAAAATCAAAAAAGGAACACTCATACAGAACTCTGCGGGCAAGCTGGATACCGAAAATCCCGTGAATGCAGGCTATTTAGCTATGAAACGTCGGCAATTAGAGGAAACACAGGTTGCTAATGCTGCTCTTACCGTGCAATCGGCAGGCGTTGACGTTAAAAGTACCGGCGGGCAAACGCATACGATTCAAAAGCCTTTTGCAGAACAGACAGCAGCTCGCGCTATCGGCGTTCCCGCAGAATTGCTTACGTTGACGTTGAAAGAACTGGTTATGCGGTACAGCGGCATTTTGCCGCTGGAAAAACATGCCAAAATATTAAAAATACTCGTGGAGTCGGCAGAAAAAGAGCAGCGGATTAAAGAACGCCGTTTAACACTTGTAGATAAAGATTTTGTTGTCTCACGGCTGTTTCAGTTTACGGATAACCTGATGATACAGCTGTTGGAATATCCTGAAAGTGTTGCCGATACCCTGGTTGCACAAGTTCTTGCAGATTCTGAAACTGCACGGAAAACCGTTGCAAACACGATGAAAACGGATTTGTCAAAGATACTTGCCGGAGCAAAAGAGCATATCATCCGAGAACTGAACGGCTTAAAACATAAATATCACGATGATAGCGCTGCCGACACAATCGCCGACTTAAAACAAGAAATCAAAAACGAATTAGAGGCTGAACAGGATGACGAATGAAGCCTTGAATATGGACTGCATGGATTATATGAGAAAATGCAACGATAAACAGTTTAACCTTGCTATTGTTGATCCGCCGTATGGCATACAGGAATTAACCGGAAGAAAGGCAGCAGGTGGCAAGGGGAAATTAAAAAATCGACTTTTGAATCGAACGGCAAAAAGATTTAATCAATGGGACAAGGCACCTTCAAAAGAATACTTTGTAGAGTTGTTTCGAGTGTCGGAAAATCAAATTATCTTCGGTGGCAATTATTTTATGTTGCCTCCGACGCGAGGTTTCATTGTCTGGGATAAATGCCAGCCTTTTCCAAGTTTTTCCGCTTGTGAATTTGCTTGGACAAGTTTTACAAACCCTGCAAAAATTTTTCATTTTGATAATCGTATCGGCGGAAAAATCCATCCGGCACAAAAGCCGGTTGCGCTTTATAAATGGATTTTATCACACTATGCAAAAGCTGGCGACATAATTTTAGATACGCATTTAGGTTCCGGCTCTTCAAGAATTGCCGCGTATGATATGGGCTTTGATTTTGTAGGAACGGAAATCGATAGGGAATATTTTGAAGAACAGGAAAAGCGTTTTAAAGATCATTGTGCGCAAGGCTGCTTGTTTACCTTTTCCGGCGGGGAGGTCTTATCTTGATGCAATCGATTGAATACGAGATAAGCGATGTAGATTTTCTCATTGAACGGTTCGCAGCCTTGACGGAAAAACAGGTGTATGAATTGCCGTCGGAGTTTGCGGAACGGGTACGGTACTTGTCTGCCGATCTTACACCCTTTCCCGGACGGTTCAGTTGGGAACGCTTCCCGTATTTTAAAAAGATTGTCGATTGTTTTGCGCCTGATAATCCCGTGCAAGAAGTTGTGCTTATGAAAGGCAATCAGCTCGGCGGAACAACGGCCGTTATTGAAACGGTAATTTTGTACAACATTATGAGTAATCCTAATCCGCAAGCATACGTAACCGCCGATGCGGGCTTAATGAAGACATCCGTGCAAACAAAAATTGAAAAGATGATTGATAACGCCGGAGCGCGTGATTTAATTTTTTCTCAAAACAGGAAACAGAAAGGCAGCCGTGATACCGGAGACACGGCAATTTCAAAAGAATATCCAGGCGGGTATCTGCACTGTTTCGGCGGCCGCTCTCCTGCTCGTTTCCGTGGTATGAGTTACCGTATTGTGATGGCGGATGAGGTTGACGCTTTTCCTGACTCGATTAAAAACGAAGGAACCGTTGTCGATTTAGTGCGGAACCGGACGGACGCATATTCGGCAAAACGGAAAATCTTTTGGGGAAGTACGCCGCTGGTTAAACAGACCAGCAAGATTGAACGGCTCTATGAAGCCGGAGACCGGCAGAAATACTTTGTACCGTGTAAGCATTGCGGAAAGATGCAGGAGCTTGTCTGGCACGGTGAAAATGATGACGGTTCTCGTTACGGTATCGTTTGGGAAAATGATGCCGATTATAATCCGCTTTTGGAAACCGTTGCGTACAAGTGTAAATTCTGCGGCCGCTTAATGAAGAATTACGATAAGGCAGCGATTATCAAAAAAGGCGAATGGCGGGCAACGTCAAAAAGTAAAACTCCGGCCGTTATGTCGTTTCACTTGTCGCCGCTCTATAATCCGCCGGGGATGTATTCATGGGAAGATATGGTGCGGCAATGGGCGGAGTGCTGGGATATTAAAAATAACCGTGTACGCGATAAAGAAAAGTACCGGACATTCCGCAATACGAAGCAGGGCTTGACGTTTGAAGAAATGGGCAAACAGATACAGTATGAACGGGCGGTACAGTTCCGCCGCGCCGGTTTTGTACGGGGTAAAATTCCGAATGATTTAGCCGTCCGCGATTCCTGTTCGCCGGTGTTGATTGTCTGTTGTTCGGTTGACGTGCAGAAACGGAATTTGTTTGTTGATGTGAAAGGTTATTCTGCTAACGGTGTAACGTGGACACTTGATTTTTTCAGTATTGACGGCGACACGGAAGATTTTAACGGCCCGTGGGATGCACTTGATACCTATATTGAAAACACCCGTTTTATCGGCGATGACGGTAAGGTCTACAAGATTATGATAACACTTGTCGATTCGGGACGGTATACCGATTATGTCTATGCGTTTGCAGGCAGGCACTATGCCGGTGTTTATCCATGTAAGGGAGCCGAATATATTAAGGCAGGTGAAACATATCGCACTTTTGACCGTTCGACGCTTGAACGCATCGGACTTCCGTTAGCCTATCATATCAATACAACAAAAATGAAAGACCGAATCAGTAATAGTATGAGCGTTTCGATGTGGAATGAAGGTCAATATCAGCCCGATTGGTATCCGAATTTTCCCGATGATTTCCGCGACGATTATTTTAAAATGTTCGAGGCGGAGACCAAAGTTGACATTATCGAAAAACAAACGAATAAATATCAAAAAACAATCTGGAAACAGCGTCCCGGTGCGGACAATCATGCGTTCGATACCTACGGCTACAATATGGCTGCATTAGAAATATTTGCCGATGCCTATTGCCGCGATGCCTTGGGGTTGCCGGGCTTGAGCTGGGCGCACTTTTGGCAAGCGGCAAAGACAGGCGCGTTTATAGAACCTTAAAAAATATCTACCGGTTAATAGCTTTTTGGTTTCAGCATTTTATAATGTGCAGTATGGCACTGATAGACCCTTCTTTTAGCAATGATAGTCCGCTGCAATTCTGGGAAGACGAATTGAACAATGCGCGTCGCCTTTTGTATGAAATTGAAAAAGCGATTTTGTATTTTACGCAAGAGGCGCTCTCTTCCGGCGGGGTGCAGGAATATACAATCGATACCGGACAAGACCGGCAAACGGTGAAGCGTTCGGATTTATCATCGCTGTATGTACGGCAAAAAGAATTGTTAAACACTATTTCAATTTTAGAAACGAGAGTCCGTCCTGCAGGCGGAGCGGTGAGGGTGCAGCCGTGGTAAATATAAACGATACAAGTGTTATGCCGTCTCAAATACCTGAAATAAAACAAGATGCAGTGCTAGCGTATTTTGTGCGCGATATTGTACAAGATGTATTTGACGGGGATAAATACCCCGCAAGTTTCGGCCCGACGCGGGATTATCTTTGGGGTTTTGGCGTCGATTATTTTACGTTGCGGAAACGGTCGCTGCAGCTGTTTACAGAAAATTTATATGCAGCGGGAATTATCAAGCGGATTTTGCGCAATGAAATTTTTACCGGTATGATGCCGGAACCGACACCGATAAGCGCGATTATTTGGCCCGATAAAAAGGACGATGAACGGGAAAAGCTCGCGGTTCAGTATGCGGAAAAAATGAGTGAAGCATTTGGGCTTTATGCATCTGATTACACGGTCTTTGATTATAAAAAGCAGCTTACCTTTGGGGAATTTCAAAATCAGGTACGGCTTGAAGCGATGCTTTGCGGAGACGGCGTTGTTGTTTCCCGGATTAACGGACAAACAGGTTTACCTTGTTGGGATTGGATTAACGGCAATGCCATTATGACGCCGCTTGAATATACACCGAAAAACGGAAACCGGATTATTCACGGTGTTGAGTTAAACAAGCAGGGGCGGCATGTTGCGTATTGGGTGCGCGAAGTGGTCGGCAATGAAATAAAGCATACACGGCTTCCCGTATTTGGAGAAAAATCCGGCAGGCAGATCAGCTGGATGGTGTACGGCGGTGATAAGCTATTAGATGAAGTGCGCGGTATGCCGCTTCTTGCAAATGCGCTTTACATGATGAAAGACCTTGACCGGTACCGTGATGCAGAGGTGCGGGCTGCGGTGGTAAATGCGCTGTTGCCGCTTTTTATTAAAAAAGCGCCGAGTACACCGATCGGTACTAATCCGCTTTTGAACATGACGCGGGCTGCTCCGGCTGCAGGAACACCGGCAGCGGTTGATTGTAAAGTCGGCGGCGTTCCTGCAACACTTCCGATGTCTCCGGGTACGGTACTTGACGGATTAGCGCCGGGAGAAGAGCCGGTGAGCTTTAATACGAACCGCCCGAATGTCAATTTTAAAACCTTTGAAGAAGCAATTGTTTCGGCTATTTGCTGGACAAATGAAATACCGCCTGAAATTGTTATGCTGAAATTCGATTCCAGTTATTCGGCTTCACGGCAGGCAAATAACGAGCTGGATATTTTCTTAAAATACCGTGCATTCAAAAACGCTAAAGACTTTTGCCAGCTTATCTATTCAGAGTTCATTGTTCAATCGGTTTTACAAGGACAGCTCGATATTCCCGGCTTTAAGCAGGCTGCTTTTATTCCTGCCTTATGGCAATTGCGCGGCGCGTGGTTAAAGTGCGAATGGTCAAGTATTTCACGGCCGAGTGTAGATATTCAAAAAGAAGCGAATGCTATGCGGACGCTTCTTTCATTGGGTGTAATTACTTTTGATTCAGTTGCCCGCAAATTCAGCGGAATGAGTTTTAAGAGTGTGCAGTATAAAATTGCGCAAGAGCGCGAACTTATGAAACGACTCGGTTTTGTCTCGGCAATCGATGAGGACAATAACGGTAAGCCGGTATACTTAACAAAAGAGGAACAAGAACGATTAGCGGAGGTACTCAATGGGTAGCGATGATGTTGGCGGAATGACGCAGAAAGAAATGTTAATTCAGCTGTATCAGTGGAAAAAAGAGAGCATCGAAAACGATGCGCGGTTTAAAGTACAGGTTGAAGAACTCGTGAAACGCTTTGACCAGCAAGAAGAATCGTTTGAAAAGATAAGCGAAGAACTTATCAGTCAGCGGAATTTTTTTACAGCGATTGAAAGCATGAATGAAAAATTTTCTGACATGGGTAAAAAACTTGCAGAGATTATCGAATGGAAGCATGAGCAAGAAAAATTAAATCTGCTTGAACAGCGCGACAATAAAGCAATCGACGAAAAATTTGACCGGCTGTTTGGGTGGAAAGATAAAACAAGCGGACGGCTTGACGCATTGGAAAACAAAAGTGCAAAGGCAACGTTTGCACTGGTAAAGAAAATTGGCGGTATCGTTTTAACGATGATTGTTACGGCAATTACTGCGTATCTGATAGGCAGAATTAAATAGTGCATTAAAGCATAAGGGGGCTTTTTATGACGGAAGAAAAAACGAAATTGGCGGAAACTGAAAAGAAGAAAACGGGAGCAAAAGAATATTCTTTGTTTGCTCAGATTTTTGCTTCTGTGTGGATTATCGTTTTGACGTTGTGCAAAGGGTTCGGAATAGTGTCGCTTGAAACAAACGACATTATTTATTCCGGTATTGCGATTGCCGGTATTTTTATGCCGGTGTATTTTTCGATTTGGCTTGAAAAAATACGGGATATAAAATTAGGGTAAAGTTGCCCCGGTGCAAGTTAAGAGGTGGTGTATATGATTACTGCTATTGTTGTGGTGTGTATTACCGTTCTTTTGATCGTTGTGATTACCTGTTTCGTTTTCGGCTGGAAAACGGGACGGGCGAAAATCGAACGCGAAATTGCGCAAGATGCAGCGCGGAAAGAAGCGGATAAAAAATACTATGAAAGCGAAAAAGCAAAAATAAGAGCGGAGGTTTTTCAACATGGAAATCAGAAAAAAGCAGCGCTATCCGGTGCTGGCGGTGGCCGTGATAAGTTTAATGCTGTCAATAACAGCTTGCGCAACAAGTCCTAAAATTGAATATGTCTATGAAACGTACGATGTCGCTTTTCCGCTCTTTCCCGATCCTGAACCGGTTGTTTTTGATGATACAACAGAGACGGTAAGTATGCCACTGTGGTATTGGCAAAAGATAGCGGAATATAAAATTGAAGTAGATGCTATTCAATCGTATTTTGAAAAAATACGGCAGCTGCAAAAATAGAATATGACTGCGTATAAAGATGGCGCTATGACGGTTTATATTTCCGGCCCCATTACAGGGATAAAACATAATAACGCTCCTGAATTTTACAAAATGGAAAAGGCGTTGCAGACTCTCTTTTCTGATATGCCGTATATAACAATCGTCAATCCGATACGGCTTGGAAAGCGGGTTGATGCGTACTTTGAGGAAATGTCATGTATCCTCAAAAAGAAAAAGGCGGCAACGTGGGAAGACTATATGCGTGTTTGCATTGCAGAATTGGCGAACTGTACGCATGTTATTGTTCTGAAAAATTATGAGAAATCGAGAGGGGTGCGGGTTGAATTGTTCGTTGCGAGAGTGCTGGGTATACCAATGTTTTTTAGTTTGGAAGAACTGAAAAATAATGTGTAATTATGCACCGGATAAAAACGCTAAAAGATAGGAAAAACGCTCATTTTTGGGCGTTTTTAGTACATATTTTTAACTAGTTATCTTACACTTTGTCTTACAAAAACATTGTGACTCTAACTATCTTTATGCTACGCTATAAACACCTTCTTGTCAAGCATTATTTTTGCATGTTTTGGCATTTTTATCGATTTTTAAGGATTCAGGATGTATTTTTGCAAGCCGCTTGCATATAGCTTTCCTGCAAGACGTACTATTGTGCCTTTCAAGATGTGAAAAATAAATTTTTACAAGCAGTATTTAGTAAGATTTAAACGACAATCTTTTCTATATCGATCACCGCTTGACACTTTAGCCGCTCCATATCAGGGGTGTAATGATCGGTGTAGCGATGTACCTCGGCGATGCTATCATGTCGTGTAAGATAGCGAAGCTGTTCCTCTGAATATCCTGCCATGCGTAAGAAGGTTGCAAACGTATGCCGGTAGCTATGGAGTGTTAAATTCTGCTTTTTTATACCGAGCGCTGTCATTGTCTTGTTAAAATCTTTATTGATATTTTCGTAACAGATTGGCGTATAGGCATCTTTAGCCGAGCTAAAAATAAACGCTTCTTGATTATCTTTAAAAAGATGCTTTTCAAGGTGTGCTATTAGTTTCGCTGCAAGGTTGCTAGATATTGGCACAATATCAACTCGTTCCGTTTTGGTACATTTAAGCCGTTTACCGGAGCGACAATAGTTTTTACTAATCTTGAGTGCGTATCCGTCCGATGTTTTGATAAAATCTTGTATCTGCAAGGCTTGCAATTCACCGATACGGCAACCGGTTTTAAAAAGCACTTCATTAATAAGCTGATAGGTTTCGGAGCCAAAGGGATTAACGCTGCTATTAAAAAGACGCTGTACATCTTCTTTCGTAAATATGGCTTTTTCCGCTTCTTTCTTTGCCTTTTTCCGTGAAGCTTTTGATGCCGTTGTTACCTGCTGCGCAATGTCTCGGGCAAGCAGATTATTACGATACACAAAATGAAGCGGTTGAATAAAAATATAGCGAATATTTTTCATCGTCTGTTCTTTCAATTTACCGGCAGTTCTAATCGCACCGAGCATCGTATCGATTTTTGTGCCGGTTATTTCAGTTAATAGGCAATGCGGAATATAAGCCGCGTATTTTTTTGCAATCCCGGTATTATTGCGAAACCGTTCGGGGTTTGGCAGAGGTTCGCTGGTCCGTATCTTGCCTTTAATAAAAGGGCTTTCATCGTAATTCCAGTAAAGCAAGATATAATCATAAAAAGTGAGCGTTGAAAGCCTGTCTAAAAGAGGCTTGATTTCTTCCGGTGTATCTTCATAGTCCGGTGCCCATGGAAATTGCCGAGCTTGTTTGTTGTAAGGTATATTCTGCAATACTTTATCGAAAGCGTCTTGACAGGCGGCTTGTACCAGTGCGGACATTTCGGAATTAAATGAACAATTATTAAGAGTACTTGCCGTAAGGGTAGGAGCGGTTTTAGCCCATTTGGTGTATTCTACTGCAAGGCCGCTATCAAACTCCATCGCCCGCCGATAGGCTATAAGTTCCGCTTCATTGCGATCTCTTGTATGAGTGCTTTTAGCAGTCTGATACTGCTTACTGTTATAATCATACATTTGTGATTGATAAATGCCGTTTCTTTTGTGGATGCTCCACGGTTTACGCATAAGGGATACCTCCTAAAGATGATTATCCCCTCCCGGAAAGCATATCGGCATGGAGTGCAGTATTCTTTAAAGTATGTTCTCCCCCACAGCAGCTGTCAAGGACTATTTGACAACTGCCGTTTTAAGTTCAGCCGCTAGGGAGGGCGTAAAAAACTCAATTTACCCTTTATAAACCATTTTACCACTATGGCTATAATGATCATACTTATTATGCTTGAAAGAATAATAATCGTAACCATCCGCCGGTGGAGCGTGTCTTTTTGTTCGTCAATTAGGGCTTGCTTTTCCGCTATTGTTTCGGACGTATCTTTCACGTATTTGTTGTAAGATTCCGTCAAAGATGTCAAGCTCTCCCGCTCCGTCTGTAATTGACTGTTTAAGGTGCTCGCTGTGCTCTCGGCCTTTTGTAATTTCTCGGTTAAGCTCTTCGCTTTTTTCTCTTGCGCTTTCAAGCGCTCCGTTAAGTCGCTCGCCTGTAACAGCAGATTCTGTCTGCTTATCTTTAAGTTCTCCGATATGCTCTCTAACTGTGTAAGCTCCGTCTCCGTCACCGTATACAGCCGCTCTTGTGCAACAGCTGGAGAAATTAAACAGCAAAAGACAGATAAGACAAACAATAAAAACATGCTTTTCATGCATCATTACCTCCCCCATTACCCATTACAAATTATCAATTATTTATCACTTCCTTCATAAGTTCAAAGTGCGGGTTATCCCATCCCTTGCCCCAGACCTGCCCGTATCCGCCTGCGCACCAATCAAGCCCGCATTCTTCACCGATAGTGCCGATTTCTTTCCAGACTTGCTCCGGTGCATTCCACCAGACGCGACCGTCTTTTATCGGCGCAATATCAACGGCGTTTCCGCCAAAATGCCTCGACTGCGTCGTCTTTGTTACAATGCGCTTATTTTCCGCTTCCGTTAAAAGGTACAACCCTGCTTTTTTACGCAAGGCGTTAACCTCTTCAAGCGGCTTGCGCCCTTGTGCATAATAAGCAAGTTGCGTATCGACTGTCCTGTCCGTTTCAAGGACGATTACCTCTATGCCGCGCTTTTTCAGTTCTGCTAAAAAAGCGCGTGTCCGCTTCGCCAGCTCCGGCTGCAGTCGATCAATATCCCGTATCACTCCCATCGTTAAACCTCCTCAATTTTTTTAGCTTCCAGTTTATGAAGAACTTCAAGCAGTTGTTCTGCCTGCTTCATTTTCTTTTCTTTCTTCTCTTTGCAAAAATCGACGCGGATAGCATCGCCGAGCTTTTCAAAAAGTGGCTGGTAAGACTCATACATCATCGCCTTACTCTTTACCTCGCGTAAATAAATCGCCGCTGCCCTGCGGGTAAACTCCTTCGCAATTGCGTATGTTTTGCTCTTTTCTATCGGTTCAGGCGAGTTGACGGCGCATCGCCCTGCGTTATGTATTTCGCGCTGTAGGTGGCTATAGAGTTCCTCGTTCAGCTGTTCGATATAGCCGTTGACCGTCTGAACGGTTAGGTCTTCAAATCCATTTTTGTACAACCGTTTATTAAGGATCGCCTCTGCCCGATACATACAGCAAGGAAGATGGCTAATGTCGGTTAAAAGGTATGATATATCAGACAGAATATCTTCTGCTCGCTCCTTGCGAAGCAACTCTATACGCTCGCAGGCGTCTTTCATCAGGTACATCAGCCCGATTGTGTCTACAGTCTGCTTTTTATTTCCGACCGGTACTTCTACCGTTTGTCCGAAAAGAGAGAATTTCCCGCCCTTCTTCATCATGAGAATAAAGGCCAATACGATAACACCGACTATAATCAATTCGCTATGTGGTAATGCTTCTACTGTCATGGTGATAAGTATAAAAAGTTGCAAGCAGAATGTTATATAAGTCGAGAGGAAAAAAAGAAAAATGATGATTTTCTGTTATTTGAAATGGAGCGATAGAAAATCAGTTTCTTGCCGATTTTGTTAACGAGTTTAGAACTATTACGATAAAAAAATGCTTGCGTGGAGCAGAAAAAGGGAGTAAACTATGAATAAAAGAGGGAGAAAATGAAAAAAGTAGTTTGTTTAATTATTGCTCTAACTGTTGCGTCCTTGTGCTTTGCGGAAGATGATAAGCCTTATACCTTTGCGGGTATTCCGTGGGGTATTACAGTTCCTGATTTGAAAGCTAGAATGGCTAATAAATCTATATTTTCATTTTTGAAAGAGTTGAACACCGAGGATAAACCTCTCATTCTTTACACAAGCAGTTTATTAAAACAGAATGATAGTACAATTGTTTTTTATTTTGAGAAAAGAAAGCTTTCTAGTATTATGATTCAAACAATTGCTTCATCTTATTTTGATGATTTTGTAAAAATAAAATCAAAAATTGAAAATAAATATGGCCCCGCAGAATTTTCTGTATTAAATATACTTGAGAATCACATTGATGAATTGGGAATTGCTGCCGACCTTTCTGATGACAGAAAACAAGCAGTTGTCAAAGAGTTTGTAAAGAATGAAAAAAAACCTTTAATAGATGTATGGGAAAATAAAAAAAATTCAATTTTATCATTACGGGTTGCAAATGCCTTTATAAAAGACTCAACGCTATTTAAAGGGTACGCTATAATAACGCAATATATCAATGATAATATAGATGCAGAAAGCTATTTTATTAATCTAGTAGACGCTGATATGAAGGATAATCAGCGTCTCGACGATATGTTTTAAATGACAGGTGAAGACGGCCGTTATTGCATTTTTCAGGCTACTCATAGTATACTAATCGCACTTAAAGGAGTTTACTATGAAAAAGATTGCTGTTTTACTGCTGCTGGTATTAGCGCTGGCGGGGTGTGGAAAAAAAACAGCAACGTTTATTGTCGACAACCAATCTGATTGGAGAGTAGTTGTATCTATCACAAATGTAAAAGAATTTGGGAAAAAAGTTGATAAATCGTTGTATACAATATGTAAGCGTAATGATCCGTATAGTAAATCGGCACATTCAAACCGAGTTGTTTTTGAAGTCTATGAGGGCAGTGTCTGCGAATTGATTAGCGTAAATGGAGCTAAAATAAAAACACAGACAAGCAATATGCTTGTTCTTGAAAATAGCCAGCCTATGAATGTGTTTGTCGTAAACGAAACAGGTAGAAATATACTTCTTAAAAATGATGCCTGCATAAGAAATAATTTAGAAGATTATTTCTATTGTGGAGATCGTGAAACAAGAGACCCTGTAACAAATAAGATCATAACGCTACCGCGGTATTATTATGTGCCTTTGTTCACCACTCAATCAATAACTACTCAAAATACTATTGCGCATCCAGCTAATATTCGGTTCTACGCTTGGCAATTATCACAGATAACCGATACCTCTGATCAGAAAATATCAGAGGCTATCAATCAGCTTGCTGCAGAAACCATTAAAATAACTGACAATTGGAAACCGTTAAAAACTCATTGGAAAAAAACAGGTGATAAGTTATATCTTTTTTTAACTAACTAATTTTTAAAAATTCGCCGTCTTTCCATATAATACCGGAACCGTTCGGTTTTTGGGTTGGTATATTTTCAATAGTCATAACATAATTCGTCTTTTTCGCACCTATATAGGCGATGAAATTTAACGTGTCATTGGTTTGCTGCGGAATATATACATCGTTTTCATCTTGGCTCCAATAACCTTTTTTTTCAAAATTCCAATACACTAAAACAGGTGCCACATCAGGTAGGTCAGGATAATCTTTATAATATATTGTATGTGTTTTAGCTGCATTGTCATAGAGAGTTAGGGTATATTTTACGGTTTTTAAATTTGCTTCTGCCCAAAAAGGAGAAGGTGATAATCCTCTTGGATTAAAACATAAACACCACATTTTATATTTTTCCGTTTTTGTTGTTTTTATTTTATTGAACTCCTTTCCATTATAAACGCCAAGCGCGTTAAAAGTATTAAACCCGTTTCGTTCACAAAAAGATTTTACAGTTTCTGCTTCGCTGCAAAATATTCTGCCTGCGCTCCAATAAGGCAGGGTTTTAAAAAATATATTATTGCCCATCAATATATTACCATTTGGCGCAATATTGAATATTACATTATTTTCGTTCTTTATCTTCAAGCCTTTATCTTTATCAAACCACGCTTCAAAGTCTGTATTGGAGTTCGGATCGCTATCGATTTTTAACTGCTGTACGATAAGTTGCCGTAAAAACGCTTGATCGGCGGCAAGCTGATTGATAAACGCTTCCTGCGCTACCAGCTTATCAATAAACGCCTTTTGTGCTACAAGCGCTTTCGCAAACAGCGCGCCGAAATGCCCGGTATTCTTCATCAGCTTTTCTATCTCGCAAATATGATACAGCGCCGCTTGATACTGTTCGGTGTAGTTGTATTCTGGCTCAAGGTTAATCCACATACTGCCCGTCCAGCGGTAACACACCCCGACTTTCCAGCCGCCGACCGTTTTAGCCATCAATACCCAGTCGCCGGGATTGGCATCCTGTGCCCCCAGCCTTTCGCCTTTGGTAATAACCACCGTTCGGGTAGTCGGTACCGTTTCGGTAACACCGAGGTATTTAGGGGTAGCCGATTGTACAATTTTTTCAAGCTGTTTTACCTGCGTACCCTTGCTTACTAAATAAAAGAGTCCGTTTATCTCCCCTTGCTTCAGTACGGTTTTATATACTCGTACCTCATCGAATGTCGCATGAGTGCGCCCCCCTCCGATGGTAAAGCCGTCGGTCATATCTACCGGCTTGTCTCCTGCCGATAGGCTATATACCTCTTTTGCATTCTTATACACTGTAAACAGCCCATTTTTTGCAAAAGTGAAACCCCAGTGCGTTTGTTGCTGGTCGTCTTTAATATCCGTAATTGCCTTAAAGCCGTTCATAACAACGGTTAAAAGGTCGGTCATATTGTCGAAAAAGATTTGGATATTCTTAAAACTAAAAATACCGCGTGGAGTATCAGATTCTACAATGCCATCCCATTGCCGCCAAAGAGAAACCGATAGTTCATTGCGGTCTCCTTCAAGGGCTATTTTACCGACTCCCGCCGGAAGGTAACACGCATTGCCGGACACCCCCGGCACTATTTGTGCATCTTCCGTTAAAATCATATTTTGCCCGCCGGGCGCGTAGTTTATTGCTTCCATGACAGATACTCCTTCTTATACCTTCGGATAGCGCTGTTTTATTTCTGCTATCTTTGCAAGCCATTCTGTTTTTTCCACCTCTCCGCGCATTACCTGCATACCCAGCGGATCCGCTTCTTGTCGATAGGCGGCTTGCCTTAGATTGTCGATGTAAAGATTGTATTCTTCTTTTGACAGCTTACCCTCATCGTAAAGCTCTTTTTTTGATTTTTTTACAATATAATCACCTTCAATTTTTTCATCGGCCTTGAGCTGCATAAGACCGGCGGAAACCTTTTCGGCGTCCGTCATATCGACAAAATCAGTACCGGCTTCATTGAGTTTTTTACCTTCCGGCACTGATACGAGACCTTCTTTAACCAGCTGCGTAAGCGGCTTTTTAATACCTGCCTGTATATCGCTGTACATACGAATATCATCGCCGATATTGGCCGCACAATTTTCGACGATCCGATACTCAATTGCAGGGTTGTTCTTTTCCGGTATTGCCCCGCAATAGTGTCCTGTAATGATATTGCTTTTGATTTCGATGTATTCCATAACTTCTTACCCCTCTATTTTCTCTAGTTTCCAAATGATAAAGGTTCTATTACGCGTCCGGTTTTCTTCGGCAGTCGGAACGATCCGACTGGCATCAAAGCAAGTAGATTCTGTGGTATATTCCTGCGCGGAAGTTTGCCACGCTTCAACATTCTTAGGCGAAGGGCTTTCTATATAAAAAGGCCCCGAAGGATTTACACCTCCTTCAATCCCTACACGCCCTTTAATATTCCTTATTGCATCCCCCTGTTCACCCCCGTTAAATGGATTAGCATCTTTTCCTTTCGCACGGAAAAAACAACCGTCATAGTTTACCTCTGCCCAGCGGTACCCCTTGAAGGAGAAAACCGTCTCGGGTTTCGGCATCCACGGCCATTGGATATAGCCGTTTTGAAAGATTTTGATAAGCGTTTCATTGATTGCCGTATTAATTTTCGCCTTGACGGTTGTGTCTGCGGCCGCTTCGAATTGTTCCTGAACGGTCTTTTGTATTTTATCGTTGATTTGCTGATTAGCAAGCGTCAACTTTGTTTCTATGGTATTTTCTGCGGCAGTTATAAGAGAAGCAAGTTCCTGCTTCTTCGCTTCTGCCGCTTGTCTGAGCGTAGTGTCCGCTTCTATTGCACTATTGTGTAAGGCAATCTTAGCTGTTTCTATCGCTTTTTCTAATTTGTCTTTCTGTGCGGCAAGCTCGGAAGCGATATACTCTTTAGCATCCTGCTTAACTTGAGCAATAACCGTATCGCCTATTGCAGCGATTGCCGCCTCTTTTGCCTTAGTGATAAAATTATTATAAGCGGCGGTTAAATCTTCTAACGCCTTGCCTAACGCTTCATTTGTATATGCCATAGTTTATACCCCTTGTACTGCTTTTAAAAATATTTTTGTTTCAGGCATCTGCCCTGTAAGCTTCGGGCGGAGCGGCCAACCGGTAACCGGATCGATACCGGTATTAAATACACGCTTTACATACGCAGTAAATTCAGGAAACACATCAGGACTAAAGGGAAGTCCGTTTGCTTCTAAAAAGCCGTGCTTGTACGTTCCGTCATAAAATATTTTTACTTCCCCGATGGGGCTATCAAATTGTTGAATAGCAGAGAGGGCACCGGTTTTGTGCACCTTCTGAATATCTTTATTCCCTTCGGTAATAATAAAATCAGTATCTTCAATAAAATCGACCGCATCTATATTTTGTAATGTGCCGCCTGTACCTTTTTCACCTTTAAAGTGCCAGATATTTCCTTTAAAATCGACAACCGCATAACATCCTGCGCCGTATGTTTCTTCTCTAATGTGTTGTGTAATGATACGGGTATGTGCTATATCGGTTTTGATGGTAACGGTATAATTGCCGGTGAGGCTATAAATGATCTGATATTGTTTTGCACCGTTACCGTTTTGACTATCAAAAAATAAGCGCAAGGTAAAATCATTGTGTAAAGTGCCCGATAAAATAATGACATTGTTAAGCGCTTCGGCAAATGTCATTGTAATTGCTTGTTTGCCGGTACAATCGTATTCGATGATACGGCTTTGCCATGCTGTATAGGAAGGATTAACTTGTGGCAGTGCTTGAGGTGTTTCATCAAAGCAGGTATGTACTAATGCACTTCCGTCTAAAGGAAAGCTCATATCGGCGGGTTTTCCGTCTTGAGCAATCTGCAATAACGCCCGGGAGGAATAATAGGCAGCAAAGACGGAGTTAAACGCAGTACGCTCTATTTCTAAAGCGGTTTGCATGGAATCAAATACTTTTAACTCGCGGTAGATATAGTGGTACAGCTTTTGAAACGCTTCCTTATATTTTTCAATATCGATCGTACGCTTTTTTGCTGCTTCCGCTTTGGCAAGGATGATCGGGTATTCGGTTTCAATAATGGTGAGCTCTTTTTTTAGCATCTGTTTTTCATTCGCGGTAATAACACCATCGGCCGAAATACTTTGATAGAGTTTTTCCATGTCCGCGATGATACGAGACTGAACGCCGTCCTGCGCCTGCAAATGGGTATGGATAGCAGTAAGCTCATCGCTTTTCATCCCGCCTAAAACATTCAAAGAACCAACGGTCAACGCCTTATTGCTTTTATCTTCCGACTGTAGATTCATTGCATACCCCTTATCGATTACGCATTACTCATTACAAATTAGCCATCATCTTCGCCCCCAGAGTGCGCTCGGTGCTTGCCCTGTAAAAACTTGCTCGGCGGCTCTGATAGCTTCTTTTGTTCCTGATGTCGGTAAGCCTAATGTGAGCGCTGCCGCTTCCGCATACCGGCTCGCCGCTTTTTGAATGTCCGCGTCGCGAAGCGCGGCCGTTCCTTGCACGGCTTTTTCAAAGGCAGGGTAAAGACTTGAGCTGCCACGGTAACTTGTTTTACCGGTGATGAGCTTTTCAGCTAAACTATTAACCATCCCATTAATCACCGGTACGCTGTCCGTCCCTTGCGTAAAGGCAAAGTAAATCGTTTTTTTAACCTTATCCGCCGTGTCAGGCTCATCATCGCCATCACCGCCGAAACCTTCAGTTATCAGTCCCGTCATTATACCGGCAAGCGCATAACCTGTTACAATTCCTGCCGCCCGTTTGTATTGTTTGTTTTTAATGGCATTCGGTAAATCGTGGCGTAAGTTATTGTAGATAACGTTTAATGAACTTTGAAACTGCAACAATAAGCGTAACGCTTCCCCTCCTTCCCGGAAAAGTGGCGCAAGTTCTTCCGCCCTGCCTGACGGTTGGGTACGGACAAGTACATCATCAGCATAGCGACTTGCGGCACGGTCTATTTCATTGTCGGTTTTCGGTGTTTTTGCTTTCTTATTCGCTTCCGTAAGCCGCGCCGCTTCTTCCCGGTACGCGGCAAGCCAGCCGGGAGCAACGCAAGCTCTATCAATCATTTCAAGCCCTTGCATCCCAATCTGTTGCGTTCGTGTCAGCACCTTACCCGCTTTCGTCTTTGCCTGTTTTGCAAGTTCTTCGGTAATGTTTTGCATCATGTCAAAGCTGCGGTCTTGCATCAGTTTTGAGCGGCTGTAGATAAAGTCTACCATCTCTTTATGATGAAAGGCTAAATCGCTTGCCGCCTTTGCATAGTGAAGGGGGTTCACGTACTGCATAAAAGGCGCGGGGCTTGTAATCCCCTGCTTAATAATCCCCGAAAGTTTAAAACCTAAATAAGCCGCGGCGGTATTGCCACGGATTACACGCAAGAGTTTATCGGAATCGGAGTACACCCTTCCCGCCGTCGGGTCGATAATAGTGTTAACCTGCTTATCAAGGTAGCGGACGGCCTCGCTTCCATAAGCGTTTTCGAGGGTGCGCCGAAAGTTTTTCGCTTCATAGCCTTTAATAACGCGGTTCAGTTTTTGCGCGTATGCATCATACGCATAAAGGCGCTCGTTTGCCTCGACGCTTGAAAAGTACGTCGTAAGGGCGGCAAGGTTTATCGGCATTTGATTTGCCTTGCCAATATCAATACGTGCCTTTGTCTGTCCCTTACCGATGCCATGCCGTGTGCCGGTTGAGTATTCGCCGATAATCTTTTTCTGCGTCTGCCGCGCATCTTCTTCACCGGAAACCTCAAGCCGCTGCATCGGAAAGTAGTTATCCCGTATTTCAGTTACGGCGTTATTAACGGTGATGTTGTGCTCTCTCAAGCGCACTCCCTCTTTTTTGTACTCTGCTTGTAAGTATTCTACAACCGCTTTTAACCGCGCATCGGCTGCCATGAGCCGCTCCGCTTCGGCAAGCACGGCGCTGTATCGCGCATCGGTAAACGCATCTAATGCGCCGTAACTGTCGGAAGTCTTTGCCATATCGCGCTCCGCTTGCTCGGCAAAGTTGCCGTACTGTACGGCCGCCCGGGATTTATCATCAAAGCTCGCTAAGTATGCACCGAGTATCTCTTGTACGGTAAGCGTAAGGCTCTTTTGCTCCCGCTCTGCATAAAAATTTTCGAACTTTATTTTCTTTTCAAAGTCGGCAAGCGTTAACCCCTGCTTCTCTAAAAAGCTATTGAACGCTTCTACGCGCGTGTCTCTTCCTGCCTTAAAGCGGCTATAACATTCCCGCTGTTCGAACTCAAGCATGTCGTACAAGGCGCCGCGCTTTCCGCCGTCAAGCATTTCGATAAACGCATACGGGCGCATTGCCGCATATTTTAACTTTCGCTTAAGCGCATCAAAGCCGCCTTTCTTCTTTTTTTCATCCTCGCTCCACCCTGCATTATCGTCGCTATAGCCTTTCGCGTCGCGTAATGTCTTGATAGAAGCATCTCGTATCCGCGCCGCTTCCGCCTGTTTCGCGGCAATTTTTGCCATGTACTTTTGCCGCCCTTCGCGGTGTTTTTCTTCTATCACCTGCGCTAAGCCGATAAGCTCGTCAACCGTCCATTGCTTTAATGGCTGGTGCTTTAATTTTGCGACAAGGGATTCAGGGAGTATCTTACTGACCGCCTCATCAATTGCTTCCGGTGTTAAGTCGGCCGTGTGCATATCGGTAAAGTTCTGCTCACTCTTTGCGTAAAGCCCTAAGCTAAAAAACTTATTGCGGGCAGGGATAAGGCGGCGGGCTAACTTTTTATCATCCGCCGTCCAGTCCTTAAAATCTTTTTTATCAAGATTGTTGATTAACTGCTTAAAATCTCCTTCTTTTCTTCGGGTACTCATACGCGCTAACGTTTGCCGATATTCGCCGTTCGTTTTCCAAAGGGTGTACGCTTCCCGGAGACGCTGTTCTTCTGAATCAACGTTCGCGTTTAAGGCTTTTTGCACCTTATCTTTTAAAAACCATTGCACCGCGGCAAGCCCTTGCGCCTGCTCCGCATCGCAGGTTTTTAAACTAATCCGCTTCATAACCGCTTTTAATGCCACGTCCCGCGCTCTAATCGTGTCGGCTAATACCGCACGGGCTATCCGCTCATCTTTAATCTTCTTTTCAAGCTCTCCGATTCTTTTTGTATCGTTACGGTTTTCCGCCTTTGCGTCGGCAAGCTCCGCTTCAAGCCCTTTAATGGTCTGATTTTTTGAACGCACAAGTCCTTGGATATATTCAACGTCCTCGCTTGTAATAGCCCCTTGTTTTACCCGCTGTTCAATATCTTCGTTGTCGAGTGCGCGGATAAGCGCTTCCTTTTGGGCGTTGCTCATCTGTTCCAGTTTTAAGTTTTCTAGCGTTACGGTTTTATACGGTCGGCTTTTTAAGCGCGTCGTAATGCGCGCATCGGTGGTATCGGCATCCTGTACCCGTAAATCAGGGCGCTCCATAATGTCGGCATATAGGGAGCGGAACGAATGCGCGGCGTTCCGCATCTGACCCCGGATATTCGCAATAGATTTTTCAGATGGCGCTTCTCCATGGAGCACTTTTGCAAGCGTCCCCTTCCACGAAAAGTTCCGCATTTCGCGGTATATCCGTTCTTGCTTGCGTTTTATATCTTCAAAGTGTGCCCGCTCTGCCTCGTCTGCGGGGGTGTTCTGTTCAAAGTCAAATACGGAAAGCTCCGCTGCTTCTTTTAAAAAGGTGGTAAGTTTTTCATCATCTGCCATCTCTTCTAAAAAGCGTGCATCATCGATATCGGCGCGGCTTTGTGCTTCGGTTTGTATTCGGCTTTCCGGATTCGCTTTTTCTGCCCGGCTGACACGCCCTTCCGTCGCCGCTTTGCTAAAGGATTCGGTAAACGCCTTTTCTGCATCCGTAAGGCTCCGTAATGCCGTATATCCGTTAATCTCGGCAAAGAGAGTGCGGTATGCGGCGGTATTTTGCGTAATTGCATCCATCGCAAGGCGTTGTTGTTTTTCAGTAAAGGGATGGCCGTTACTAATAGCATAAGCGACAGATGGAAACACCCCGTCAAGGTTTGCGGTAAGTTCCGCCGGTATTGCTCCGGCTTGTGCGGCGTCATTATACTGTCTTAAAAAAGTACGCAAGGCTTCTTTTTCGCTTGCCATCTTTAAAAAGGTTTCATCCTTTATCTTTTCGTTTTTGATATCCTTCTGTAATGCCGCTTCCAGCTCCGGCCCGATTGCATCGCGGAATGTTTTATCCGCCTTTGCCCGTTCTTCGGCACTAGAGTAAAAGAGTTTCCACGTTTGAGCGTCGGGGTCGCCGACGGTAATAACTTCTTCTATCGTCTCTTGTGCGGCCTTTGCATCGGCGCTCTTTGCTACCTCATCAAAAAAATCCTGTTCCACTTGAAAATAGATGTTATTATTACCTGCATCAAAAGCCCCGTTATTATCAACCGCTGATTTTATTTGATTGGGGTAAAAAGCAACCCATTCTTGATTAAGGTCTTCGTTGTAATAAACTCCGTCGGCATCCCATTCTGATTTAACTGTTTCGGTAAACTCTTGCGAGGCTTCATCGGAGTTGATTTCTGAAAGTTCTGCTTTTTCCTCATACGTTGCAACATACGGTTCACGGATATTCAAAAAGCATTCCATAACATGAGAACCATACTGCCCGTCAAGGCTTCTATCGCCAAAAAAATAAAAGCCTGCGCCAAGCCAACCGGCATCGATCTTTTGTTTATAAATAAATTCATCAAAGACATTATGCGTGCTATGAGAGACAGCAAGCGGCTCTCCATTTTTATCGACTACCTTACTTGCCTCCTCCGGAGCGTTTTCCCAGTCGCCGAACCATTTTTTAAAGCTGTCGGTTCTCACCTGTAGCCACTGCTGTTCGGTTAAATTGGTATCTTCTCCGTTTGGAGCTTTTAACCACTTATCCGTCCCCTCGTACTGTTTGCGTATCGCCTCTATCTGCCGCGCCTCATCTTCGCTCGGCTCGGTCTGAAAAAGTACGTCTCCTAATTCTTTTAAGTTCCGCGCTTCTTGCGCTTGCATTTGCGTAAACGCTTCATAACTCATCCGCACCCGCGCCGCTTCTTTTTGCATTTTCTCTTTTATGTCCGCTTCGCTTAATGCCGGATTCTGCTCTTTGTAGGCTTCAATCGCTTCTTTTTCATACTGTGCGGCATTTTGCTCAAGGTCGGCCGCCTTTGCTTTTGCCGCCTGTATACTTTCTTGCACCTTCTGCCGCGCCGCTTCCGTCGCCTGCTGATATGCCTCGTCTACTACCTCTTTTTTCGTTTCGGAAGCCTTGACGGCATCCGCCTTTTCTTGTACTGTATCGGTAACGGCGGCGGTTCCTTCGGGTGTCTGCGAAGGATTAAATTCGGTAACAGCAGAAAGGGTCTTACCTTTGCCGCTTCCTGTATTTTCTTCATACGCCGTTATAATCCATTGATTTTCCCCTTTTCCATTCCAGCCTTTTGTTAAACCTACTCTAAAACTCCTTCCGTCTTTTTCATAGGTGATGGTATTAACCCCGTTATTTTCCTTTAAAGTCCCTTTATCTACGATTTCCCCGATACCGTAAACAACGCCTTGTTCACCAGCTCCGAACGGTTCAAAATCGTTTAAGTGCTTTGCGATTATCTTTTGAAGTCCTATCTTCTCATTACCCCAAACGACGTCAATATCTCCGATGTCTGCTCGGGTAAAGGCGCCAACAACTTGCCCTTTCTTTTCCTGTAAAACCTTTTCAAGGGCTTCTATTCCCTTGTGATAATAATCCGTATAATTTTGACCGAACTCTTTTATGCTGCTGCGGTTGCGTTGTTCTGTTCGCTGCGCGTTCTGTTCTGCTTCCCGTAATACGCTTTTTTCTCCGGTTAAAAGTTCATCAAAGACGGCGCGCACATCGTCGTTTATGTGGATAATCTCTTTTAAACTTTTATAGATACGGGCTAAAAACTCCGCTGCCTTTTGAAACACCGATTGCAATTCCGTATTCGGCGCTTTTCCTTCGCGCAGGTACTGTTCAAAGCTGCGTGCAAACGCTTCGTCTTGGCTTCTCGTCCATTTGCCGTCCTCAACGCCAAAAGCTCTCTCGGCTTTCTGTAAAAGCTCCCCCTCAAGCGACACCCGCGCTCCGTGCGCTACTTCATGGACTACCGTACTAAAATCAGCCTTTTCACTGACATAGATAAGCCGTTTAACATACCCTGAAAGCTCTTTAAATTCGATGGCACCTTTTATCTCTTTAGTGTTTATCCCTTCCTGTGCTGCAATACGGCTCATATCGACCGGTGGTGTATTGGTAAAAATTTCATCGGCATAGTGAGTTTTTAAATATTCTTCGGTATCTACCCCTTTTCCCTGTGCTAACGCATTAAAAACTTTTATAAGGACGTTTCGTTCAATGTTGTCCAGATTCGGCATCGTCTCTTTTAACCGCTCGTTAAGCTTTATCGCTGCGCGGCTGTCTGCTTCTTCCGTTTCATCACTAAAATACTGCAAACCTCCTTTTTCTCCGCGCGGGTTTTCTGCAATCAGTTCCGCTTTAATCTTTTGGAGTGCTTCTCCTTTCGGCTCCCAGACAATCTCCGCCCCGGTAAACTTTTCGCCGAAATCCCGCACAAACTCTTTTATAATAGATTCGTACGCATCGCTTTGCATCCGAACCTCGTTAATCGTTACCGTGTTCTTCTGCTTGTCAAATGAATAATAGATATGCCCGTAATCGTTATACTCGGTCTGCTCGGTGGGATTTCCGACAATGTATTCCCCGTCAATGCGGCCACCTTTCCGCTCGTGCCGGTATCCTTCGCTTAAATAAAGGCGTTCACCGGCACGAACGACATCCGCCGCTTTCCCGTACTTCTTTTCTTTTTTCTGTAAGCCTGCTTCCGTCTCTTCATAGAGAGGCTTTCCTTCCGCATCGGTTTCGTAGACTACCCGCCCGTCTTTATCCCGCACTGTCTCCCCTTCGATGCGTGCGTCGGGGGCTAACCATTCTTCATAGCTTTTGGCCTTACTGTTTTGGAACCTCTCGCGCTCGTGCTGTTGCGCTTCAAAAATCGTATGGAGCGCCTCTTTCGTGTCGCTTTCTGTCATCCCTTCAAAAGCGGGGCTGTTTTTATGCTCATTGACAAAGACTTCTTCCGATGGGGTGGTAATCGCCGCTTTTTTTAAGTTTCCCGCTTCTTTTATGTCCGCCTTCGTGTATTGTATCGCTCCGGGAATACCTAAAACAATAGAGGCTGCAACGCCGCCTTTAAAGCTTTCCCACACGTTCCGTGCAATCGTTTGCGCATCGTCGGTTTCTACCCCTTCACCCTGCAAGACTGCGGCAAGCTCTTTCCCTCCGGCGCTTACCAATTCTTGTAATGCTTCTTCACTTCCTTCGCTTAAAAGGTTAGCACCGTAAAACATAAATCCTTTAGCCAGCTTTCCAAAGGCACCCTTAGCATTAAGGCGTGTGATAACCTTGCTGGCAATTTTATCCGCTCCAAGACCCTTACCGGTAATACCTGCGACCGTGCCTAAAGAAGTTTCTATAGCGCCCTGTAACGCCCCGGAGGCATAAGCGATATTTCTGGCAAGATCAGGCTTTACCCCTGCCTTGCGGAGTTCCCAGTATTCCGATCCGGTTGTTGTGCTCCCTGAAATAGCAAAGCTCGTTATGCTCCCCAGAAGCGGGCTTCCTAAAAGGCTTGCAATCAAAGAAGGGACAGCGGTTGCCGCTTGAAAGGGCAGGGCCTGCGCTCCGCTTTTAAGTAAATTCACCACCCAACCGCGCGGCATCGAATCCTGTAGCGAGGCGTTTTCATCTTCTAATCTTTGTAAATCCTGTAATGCGTAGGCAATCTCCCGTTTATTGCCGCTTTTTTCTGCATTCATGAGCGCATTGCCCAAGCGTCCCATTTTTAAAACATTGCCCCCGATAGAAAAGCTATCAACGACTGCTTTAAAATTCCCCTTGCTCGGTGCGATGCCGCTTCCAAGCCACTGCCGGTTAATGGCTTCAAGATTTTGGTAGGCAAAATCAAGCGGCAAGTTAAATTGTTCGGCGTATTTAATCGCCGTGGCAAACTCATAGATTTTTTCTTCCGGTTTCTCCGCTTTTTCAAGCATCATGTTCAAGACATCATGCTGCTGCTCGGTTAAATTGACTAAATACTTTTCTTTGTACTCTTCCTTTTCCTTCCGCCGCCTTTGAATCGTCTCTGCAATATGTTCAACGCTTAAATTTAAAAAATCAAAATCGGGCTGCTTGGCTTCGGCGGCACTTTGCGCGTCAAAAAAATTGGCAGGGTTTCGCCGGTAGTAGCGGGTTCTTCCGCGTCTGTCATACGAGGTGTGCTCATATTCTAAATCGTCTAATAATGCGACATCGCTCATGTACTTACCTTCCTTCTTTTTTTAATCTCTTATACAAGGGCTTATCAAGTAAATTCTCTCCGCCAAGGTGCCGTTCTTTTTGCAAGGCGCTATATTTTTCTATCATAGCGGCAAGCGATGTGCCGCCTCTGCCTGAGTGTTCCCGTGCGTATTCGTATGCGTCAATAAAGCTTACTTTTTGATACTCATTTTCAAGGTGATCATACACGGCAAAAAAGCCGTTTTTAATATTTGAAGGAATCTGGGCTTTCCCGTTCTTTTCAAAATCGTGCAACTTCTGCGCTCCTTCTTTGAAGGTGTCGATAATGCGCTTTTCTTGCGCGGCGTTACTGACGCCACCGGTTTTAAAGTCATCCCGCGCGTCGTAGCTGTCCCGTATCGTTGTAAAAAGCGCTCTATCCTGTGCAGGAATTTTTTCAGCAAAGTCCATAAATGTTTCGCTTGCTTTCTCTTGTTTAGTTGAATATTCAGATTCACGGATGCCGAGCGTATTCATATCACGGATAAAGTCGTGGGTTTTGTTTTCTTCCTTCTGTTTTTCTTTTTGAATTTCACTTGCCCGCTTGGTATCGGCGGTATACGTGTACGTACCGTCCGCCTGCTTTTTGGGTTCAAACCGGCGGTATTCTTCTTCGCCGTATTCGTTTACAATCTTACCGAATACGTGTACGAAGTCTCCGGTTTTCCTATCCTTTGCAACGACTCTGCCATCTTCCAAAACATCAATGTGATACTTTTCAAGGACGGCATCGTTACTCGTTAGGTTTTCAATCTTTTTAACGCTTTCTACCGCAACATTGCGGAGTTCTTCCCTTTCTTTCAGTATCTCTGGGGGGACTAAATTATCTCCGTAAACGCTTGTGTTCTGATTCATCGCAACGGAATCAGCCGTCCGAGCGGCATCCTGCATCTGTTTTCTCTCGTTGTCCACTATATACGATCCGATTTCAGTGCCACCGTTTATCCGTAATAACCCCGCAACCAAAATATCTTGAACGGATTGCGGTGTCTGCTCATTTACCGGCGTTCTTGCAATATAGTCATGTTCTTGCCCCTTTATTTCACCCAAAGCGCGGAGATAAAGGCCTTGTCCTTCCGGTGTTTTAAAGTCTTTTCTTTGTTCAAACAGTGTCTTTACTGCGCTATCGACGCCCTTAACACTCGCAGCAACCCCTTCATTGCAAAATGGAGGCTTGTAGATTGCTTCATCTAACGCGGCTAATAATTCATAGGTCTTAGCCATCGCTTTCTCCGGCCCTAAAATTTTAATCTTTGCTTGTAGGGCATCTGTGAGTATGTAGTTTATAACCTCTGAATGCATGGGTTTTCTTTTTGTTCCGGTTTTTTCATCTATGATATCTTCGTGCTTTTCGAAAAATAGCCAGTAGTTCTTTTCATCCTTAACTTCCATCCGCGCAAGTCCGCCGTATTTTCCTGCAATCGCTACATCATCTTTTAACATAAACTTATCCGAATACTCATCCCGCACATTCGCATCAAAGCCATCACCGCTATATTTCCCGTCCCAATCTTGTAAGTATTTTCGCCCTTCATCTGCTGCGCTATATGCTCCATCCCAGTCGCCTTTAGCAAGTGCGTCACTCATCTTGCGGTATATCTGGCTTGCTCCTTGCTCACCGTTCTTATACCGTATTGCCTGTTGTTTATAAAAATAATTTTCAATTTCTTCCCGTGCCGCATCCTTTACCGCTTCTTCACTCACGCGCCCGCCTGCCACTGTTACAAACTCATTTTTATAATCCTGTATGGTAGAGGTTACCTCTTCAATGCTTTTTCCCTCATCAACGCTTTGCTTACCGGCCGTTACCATTTCATGCTTCATAAGGCTTGCATACGAATCGCGCAAACCTTGATTAAACTGTTCATAGCTTAAAAGCCCCGCCTCATGCATCGTATATAGTTTCTGGTCGATGAGTTCTTTTTTTTGTTGTGTCGCGCTTTTGGTGTAGGTGTTTCCGTCCTCTCCCACTGCTTCCATATCTGCAAACGAGCGGCTGGTAATAACGTTATTGATATAGTCAAAGCCTTTCGTAAAATCCTGCGCGCGCATCTTTTGCTGCGCAACGCGTTTGACAAGAAGCCGCTGTTCCATCTCCGCATTTTTATAATGGGTATCGTACACCCGCCGCGCAAACGGGCTTGAAAGTCCTTGTGCCGTATTGTTATGGACGGCTACTTTATAATCATTCCACCTCTTTTCGTAGTTTTCCCAATCGTTACTATTTTCAAGGTCAAGCATAAATTGATCAAACGCTTCCCTGTCTTTCAATGCGGCATCCTGCACTTCCAGTTCCGCCTTTAATCTGTTTTGCCTATCAAGCTCACCTAAAACCGTTTGCGTCGCTCCGGCCGCCGCTTGGAACGCATCAAAAATACCGTACTGTCCCATACTCTTTTTCTCTCTCCCTTTTAACCAAACATGTAGCCGAACGGGTCTTTATACCGCCGCGCGCTTAACGCATTACTTCTCGTAAAATCAGAAAAAAGGTCTAGTTCCGTTAGTCTGCCGATTTTTCCGGTACTATTTACGGCTCCCGTCGCGTAAGTCCCAAACACTCCACGTCCCGACTGCGCTGCCTTTACCGCAGAATCCCCAAATCCTACGCCGCTCGCTCCGCCTCCCGCGTTTCCCCAGTTATTCAAAAAATTACTAACACCACTTCCCATATTCCACCCGGAAGAAAATCCTTGAAACGCATTCGTAAGCCCATCCATAAGGGTATAGTCTGCTCGACGCCATGCTCTATCCAGTGCCGCTTGCTTAAAGCCGCCGTCTAAATTCTGTAAGTCAATATTTCCATTTAAATCAGCACGCGCATTGTAAATTTTTTTATTAAACAAATTGACAACCCGCCCGCCGGTATTACTCTTTTGACGAGCGGTATCTTCAAGTACTTTTATCTTTTGTTTTTCTTCTGCTTCCAGTTTTGCAAGTGGGTTGTTCAGCTTCTCATCAATTGTATTAGGATTTCCAAAATCATATTCTTTATGATATGCCTTTATAATTGCATCCCTTTTAGCCTTGTACTCTTTACGGATAGCCTCTTTTTGTTCGCTAAAATCTTCGTTAACAATTTCCCCGGTATAGTCATCGCGTAGCTGCTTAGAATCTCTAAACGCTTTATTCGCCTGATCCCGCTCCTCGTCAATGCCGAACATGCCTCTTTTAAGATTAGTAAACGCCTGCATCAAATTAATGTCCTTTTGATTCTCCCTTTGGCGGTTCATAAGGTCGAGGTCTTGATTGAAGTTTTCTTCGTTTTGCGTCAAAAGCTGTTCGGCGCTATTTGCTCCGTGTCGTGCCCCGCTCATACCGAGCGCAGTTTGTTGCGCTCCTTGCCGGTTTAAAAAGTTTTGCTTTCCGCGTTGTTGCTGTAGCAAGAGGCTTTCATCTTCCATGTTGTTTTTTTGCATTGCTAAGTTAAATGCGCGACCGGTCAGTGTTTCGTTAAGGTCAGAACGCATATCGATACGTTCACCTTGGTGCCATATATCATCAGCTTTACGGAACGCATCTTGTTGTTCGTTTTTAAAAGCCTGTACCGCGTAATCGATCCCTCGGTTAGTACTTTCCCGCTGTTCTTTTATCCGCGCTTCCCGTGTTACCCGCTCCTGCTCTTTTTGCGCATCGATTTCCTCTTGCGCTTCTCGTGAGCGCTGTATCCCTTGAAAAATACTAAAACCCATGCCTAACACACCGAATATACCACCTAATATCCCCAAAGCAAGCATTCTTTTATTCCCCTCTCTTACGCAAGTTCCGCGTTCACGGCTAAAATCGTGCAGCGCTCGCACTTTTCCGCCCGCAGCTTAAAAAATACATCACGTTCAAAGCCGCCTTGTATCGGCACTTTCTCTACTCCCGTAAATGGCTCTTCTTTGTAAATCGTTTGCTCCGGCGTATCCGTTTGCGAAACAAGCGGCAAATACGAATCTAAAAAGCGAACGGAAAGGCTTACAATCCGCTTTTTATTGTTTTCACTCGAATTGATCACCGGTAAGCTCTCTACTATCGACTCATACGGATAGCCGATATACATTTCTTTAGAAAAATCTTTGTACTTCTCTGGCAGCGCCTCTAACGGAAAAAGCTTTCTATTTTCTCTGACATAAACGCTTGCCATTCGGTATTCAGCCTCGCTCGTCTCGCGTGTGTATTCACGATATGAATCAAGGTAGACGGCGTCTCCGCTTGTCTTTTCTTCCGTAAGGCATTCCAAATAGTAGACGCCCGCTCTTTCAACTGACAGGTATAATTCATCATAGCCGCCCTCTCCCGGTATTGTTGCGATATTAGTAACCTTTCCATTTTTAAGAATAATCCGGCTCCATGCGGCGCATCCGATATCTTTGTCATACAGTAATACGCAGACCGTGCCATCTTCACGGTTTACAAAAATGCGCGGGCTTGCCGTATTGGTATAGTCAAAATCAACGGCCGCGCTTTCGGCTAAAAGGTGATTTGCCGCCTGTGTTACATCAATTGATTTATACGTCCGCTCTTGAAAATCAAAGCTATAATCCCTCACCGTGTGCCCGCCTTGCCCGATATAAAGTACGGTTCGCCCGATAAGCGCGGCTTGTGTATCAGAAACCCCATACCGGCTCTGAAGCTGCACTTGCACCTGCTGCGCGTTCACTCCTTCGGGGATCACCCATTCGGAGCATTCAGTTCCGACAATTAAATCTTTCGCACAGGCAAGCCATTTAATCGCATCATTTTTATCACTGGCAATTTCCAGATAAAACGCATGGGCGGGACTTGTGACATTGTTAATTTTTTCTATTTGCTGATAATCTTCACTTGCGGGGCTTTCAGGATTCTTCCAAAGATGAATAGAAAGAACGATATCCTCTTTATCTTCCGTTACCGCATTAGTAAGCGTCATCGTATCGCTTGTAACGGATGCAACCTTTGTTCCCTTCATTACACCCTTGTGCCCGGAGACATAGTAATCGGTAATATTCGTGATACCGGTAAAATCTTTCGTTACTGCGGTAAGTGTTGCGCTCCCCTTTGTAGCTTTTGCACTGAATACCCGTAAATCAGGTTTTTTCAATTGAGTAGATGAAGATACAACCGTATCAAAGTAGGTAAAGTTTCCATAATCAAAAACCTTGCTTGCCCATATCTTTTGCGGCTCTTTTATTGTACTTGCTAAAAAAAGACGGCCTGAAAAAAGGGCGACGCAGGAAGGATATTCATCAGGCGCTTGAAACGGCACTTTGTGGGCATTACCGGTAATGTTGAGCGTACCAAGGGTAAAGCTCGTTCCCCCTTGCCATGTAATAACATACGGCCGATAGTGCCGGTGGGTAAGGTAGAGTCGGTCATAGGTTTGCACATACTGGATAGCCTCAAGTTCTGCGCTCTTATAAAGCGGTAAATCAGGCGTAGGTAAAAACTCAATGGGGTAACCGCTATGGGTTAAAAGCGCTCCGTTTTTCCATATCCTGATATACTCCGCACCAAATTCAAAAAGAAAGAAAAGATTTGTATTAACGATAAAAGGAATAAGCCGCGCTTTTCCTTTTAGCTTTCCGATGCGCTTTGTTCCACTTCGGCGGGTAATACCGCCTTGCGTTAGAATAGTAAAATTTTCAAGCCGTGAGACACTTTTCTGGTACAGCGGTAAATCAATACGCCCGTAAAGGTTTTTACTCACCTCTCCGCCTGCAAAATTCGTAATTAACATTTCTTTTATTCCTGATCTTCTCAAACCTTCCGCCAAGGATGGCGGTGTATCAAACACTGAGCGAGTTTTAGGCTGTAAGGCCTAAAACTCGAGGTTAAACATTGTACAAGGATGTACAATGTTTAACCGATCCACCACGAACGCCCTTTCTTCTTTCCGGCGCTTAACGTTTTGGAATTGCGGTATCCTGCAGCCTCAATCATCGCCGCTTCCTGTAACAGCATTCGGTGTAAATCAGGTTTTCCGGAAAGTTCAAGGGCAAACTTACTCGCTAAGCGCAGTTCGAACGCTTGATAAAACATTGCCTCATATTCAGGCGGCGCATAATCGGGAAAATCATCGTCCGGATTCCCTGTTCCTTCCGGGATTCTTCCATTCGTAACGTACACTAATACCGGCTCATTTGAATCGGTATAAAGGATATTCCCTTCCACGATATAAAAACTCTTGTCGGTAAGCTCTATAATCTTTCCGCAATCAATCGGAAGCCGATAGGCCCCTGCAAAATCGGTATAGTTATCGATAGCCGCTTTTTCTAATGCCCTTCGTTTTTTACCGCTCGTCCAGCTGGCAGTCTCTAAACTTTCAAGCATCGTGGTAAGATAAAATTTTTTTACCATCAGGTACGCTTTCGAGGAAGTGTCGGCGCTATCGAGTTCACTTTGTCCCACTGCCGCAAGCGCTCTATTTGCCAATGCTCGGTCTATATTCATCATCTGCTCCATCTTGCTCGGTATCGAGAAAAAAAGAGGCTTAAACAGGCTTTGCTGCCCAAAGAAGGAAAAAGGAAAAGCGGCGCTGCCTGAAAAAGCCTCAAAAAAAACAATCGTTTTAAAAAAAATGAGCGTTACGCTTCTTCCACCGCTTCAAAAAAATCAGGTACTTCACCGCTCGTCGTAAGGCTATCCCCTTCGCGATAATACTGCCCGTTAAAGGTACAGCGCGTCTTACATACATAGGTAACCGCTTTCCCGTTATCGCTGCTGTCCGCTCTGCTTGCCTGCGGATTCCCGGCGGCGGCTTTAATCGCTTCTTCTTTTTCGGAAAGCGCTTTTTTTTCTGCTTCTAGCTCCTCACGCTCTTTGACAAGCGCCGCTTTTTCCGCTTCAATAGCAGCCTTTTCTTGTGCAAGTGCCGCTTTTTCTTGCGTAAGCGCATTCGCATCCGGCACCCCGGAATCCGGTGTGTGTGAAGCTCCTTCACCGCCTGCATCTCCGCCGCCTGTTTCGCTTTCGGCGATAATATCTTCAATCTGGTCTTCCGTTAAAAGCGGGTTTTCCGCTCTCATCTTCTCTTTCACCTTTTCAAGCTCTTTCTTTGTCATACAATGTCCTTTTAAAAAAACGTGTGTAAAAATGGGTAATGCTTTTGCGGTACATTCTGCAATCATTACCCATTACAAATTACAAATTAACCCCGCACTTCCGTGTTTAAAATGGCATGAACTTTCCCCTTCGTGAACGTTCCCGTTACGACGTATTTCAAACGGATAAACCGGCGTAATCCTTTCGGAATGACAAGGGAATAAAACACGTCTTCCCCCTTCGCCTTTAATTGTGCTGCTTGAAAGGCTGGGGAAGTAAGTTTATCGGTATAACTTGTCCCGTCTGCGCTGTCTTGCAATACAAACTGGAGCGACGTGCCGCCGGCAAAATCTTCTTTAATTCTGATGTCGATTGCCTTCCCTTCAGCACTGCACTTTTCTACGCCGAAATCAAGCGCGTTCTCACTTTCCGCGCTCGCGGTAATTGCCTGATTTTCCGAAAATTCAAGGCGTTTATCCAAATACAAATTAGTCATTGTCCGTTACTCCTTTAAAAAAATGTAAAATCTGCGCAATGGGTAATGTTTCCTTCATTACCCCTTACGCAGTATCAATTACAAATTACACAAGTGCTTGCTCCGTCGAAAGGATGGCATCAACTCTCCGGCATCGCCCCTTTCTAATGTGCGTAATCAATTCGCCCCACGGGTCGGCGCTCGTAAAGACCGCATTGCCTTTGCTCCACGCTGCCTTATCGATTTTGACAAGGGCGTCTTGATTGGAGTAAATCGCAATGCTCTGCGCTCCGGCCGGTAAGCGGATCATCGCTTCAAGAATAAGGTCAACAATCTTGTCCCCGCTCGTGGCTTGGTCGATATTACAGATACGCTTAACCGCGTCGGGGTGTGCAACCGAAAGCCCGTAATGTGTGGAGAAAAACTGCACGTAGGCAGGCATAACGCGCCCTTCTCCCATCGGCCAATTTTGTACGCCCATGTCCTCGGTTTTAATTCCGCAATCGCTTCGCCCCTTCGGGTAAATTAAATGCGCAAAGCCGCGGCCGACGGCACAGACATAAATCGACGTACAGCGGTTGCCCGTCCCCCCTGCGTTGATAACGTTCTTGTTTGCTAAATCGCTTAAGCGAACCGCAAAGCCGTTAATCTCCGCTTCATTGCGGGCATTGTTGCCGTAAATAAGCTCTTCCGCCTGCGTCTGTCCCATACCGGCTAAAAACGCCTGCGCCTCACTTTCGCGTAAAGCCTTTACATTCCCCGAATGCTCGGCAAGGTCTTTATCAACGACGCTGTAATCTTCCAGCATCGTAATGCGGTCTTGCTTCGTATCCGTTGTGGTCGCTCCCGGTTTAATACCTTCGTTGTATTTACGGTGTGTCCCGCCGCGCAGGGAGGTGCGTACAATCGTGTTATGCACGGTACCGTCGTTTGCTTCCAATACCGGCATATCTTTTAATATTTCATTTGTCTGGCTTAAAAGTTCGACGATATGAAACCCGTCTTGATTGCCGCTTCTGCGCATTACTTCAAGCGCTGTAAGCTGGTCTGTCATACTTAATGTAGGCATATACTACTCCTGTTAATCTTATGTGCCAAAAAATGAAAACGTGCCGCCGTCCCGCGCTGACGTAATGCCGCCGGTCGGTGCTTTACCATCTCCCAGTACCGTGCGGCTTTCTCCGAGCGCCTCTCCGATTTTGATAAACATTTTTACAAAATCAGGATGATAAGCTAAGCCCGTTTGTTCCAATTGTGAAAAAATAGAATCAGAAGCGAACGCTTTAAGCCCCTTCGTATACTGCTCCATCTTTTCACTCACCTTATTTCCGAATTCTTTTTTTAATGCGGCGTCCGTCTCTTCGGCCTGCTTTTTTACCGCCTCGGCAAGCTGGGCTTGCTGATCTTCTCCGATTTTATGGAAGAACGCATAAAGGCTTTTTGCCTGTGCATCGGAAAGGTTTGCTTCATACGCCGCTTCGGCAAAGCGTTTTTCTGCGTCCCATTCCTGTTTAAAGCCATATTTATCGGCCGCGTCGGGTTTGCCGAGCTTTTTGTAAAAAGCATCAAGTTCTTCCTTCGTGGCTTTCTCTCCGGGTAACGTATGCATACTACCGAGTTTTTTTTCAAGTTCGATATAAGAAGAAGCAAGGCTTGAAATATCTTCAAACTTTGCTAACGCCTTTACCGCGTCCTTATTCTCCTTGAGTTCCTTCGATAGCTGCGCCCCCCATGCTTTAAGCTCCGGTTGTACTGCTGCCGCCGGTTCGGTCGCTGTCTGTTCCGGTGCGCTTCCTTTTGAAGGTTGCGCGGTTATGCTCGTTGGGGCGTTTCCGCTTCCAGCTGCTCCCGTTTTCGCTTCATTAAACGCGCCGGTAAGGGAAGTGCCGGTGATGCCTGTGCCGCTTCCTGCATTCCCCGCACCCTGTGGACTCTGATTGCCAGTATTCTGATCTAATGTGTCCATATCCGTTTACTCCTTTTTAAGGTTTCTCGCGTGCCTTTGATAAGGTTAGTCAAGGTTTGATAAAAAAGCGTCCGTGATAGAAAGCGTCTTTTTTATTCCCAATCGCTCCCTTATAAAAAACTTCGCATATTCGCATAACGCTTTTTCAGCGTCGCTTGTCGCCGCATCAAAATAGAAAAGGTCTTTTAAAAGTGCATTAAATACGATTTTACCGTCTGCGCTTTGAAAAACTCTTTTAAACGTTTTTTGTAATTCTTCGTATTGCTCCTCGCGCTTCGCTGTCTCAAAGCCCGGCAGTTCACACCGTCCCCTATTGCGCGCCATCGTCCGCTTCTCCTCCCAGTCCCGTCTGTAATTGTTCGGATAGCTCCTGTATTGGGCTTCCTTCCCGTACCGGCTCATTTAATTTGTCATAATTTCCCATCAGCGCTTCTTGCTGTTGTTGCATCGCCTGCATCTGCATCGCTTGCATCTGCGCCTCTGCCCTTACTTGCCGCATCTTTTGTACTTCTTCTTCCTCTCTGATAGCCGTTTGCGGGAAGCCGTTTGTTTCAAGCACATTCTTTAAAAGCGCATCTCCGTTAATGTAGTCAACGCTTTCGGGGGATAATTGAAGAACCGGCTGCGCAAGCATTAAACTCATCTGCACACCGCCTGCTTGGTGGTGTTTCTTTTGTGCCTGTGCTAATGGTCCTATAAAGTCGATATTTAAGCTTGCCCCGGAATTGTTTAAAATGGCAGGTGTTTCCGGTAGTCTCCCTTGTCGGTACATAATGTTAAAGGTGCGCCGCACAATTTCAGAAAGCGCTTTATTTTGATTGACGATAAGGGATGTCAGCATCGCGGCTTTTTCGCCCTGTAGTTCTACTACTTCCGTCGCCGTCTTTTGCGCCGCCTGTGCCTGAAGCATCAGCATAAAATCAACGTTGAATTTGTCTTTAATCCGCGCTTCAATGTCCCGCACGGTATCAAGGGTGATAGGAAAGTTCGCGCCGATATTGATCGGCATCATAATTTCATCGGGGCTTTCATAGTAGTTAAAACCTGCCGGTACGACACTTTCTACGCCGCGCATACTGTCAGGTACGTTCATCGGCGGCTCTGCAGCAAGCTGTGCGAGTTTTAATCGTGCTTCTTCTGCCTTGTTTAAAAGCCGCATATCGGGAATAGCTTTGCGCGCGGGGCTGTCCCCGTATGCGCTTGCCGTAATGCGCTCCCAAATAAAAACGCTGTACGGCAATTCGTGGTAGCCGGATTCCTCTAAAATCGCATCCCCGTCCATGTCGACATAAAAGCTTGCATATGCCATATTTTTATCGTCGAGTTTATCGCTGTCATACTCTTCGCGCGGAAAAACGGCGTGAAGGATTTTTATTTCCTTTTGTTTTCCTTGCGCATCTTCATAATCCTTCCGCATTGTCTCGCTGACATTTTCTAAGCCGAAACGCGCAACGACATTTTTTACCGTCATCGAAAAATACCGACACACCGTATCGATGTCCCCGTATTCGTTTGTAGCGATATATACTTCCGGCGCAGAAACCGTCATAAAGCGGATGGCCGCCTCTTTTTTCTCATCGATGAGCATGACCCCATGCCCGAACTGTGCGGCGTTACTGATAAAAGCGGGCGCTTCCGTGTAAAGATTGTTGCGGTTAAATTCTTCGTACAGCGCTTTTTCTGCATTCTCAAGCCAATCCTTCACCCCCGTATAATCGAGCATAGACGAATCGCTTAAAGAAAGTTTAAGCCATGTAACATTCGGACTTATGGTATATCCCATTAAACCCGACACGAGTTTATCAAGGTATTCTGCAGGCCGTCCCGTATGACGCTTCGGCCGCTTTACCTCATCTTTTGCTTCTTCCCAATCGAAGTTCTTGCTGCCGATGTAGGTGGTAACGTCCTGCCATTCCGCCTCGTGTGCCTTGCGTTTTGTTTTAAGATGTTCAAAAAGTGTTTTAATGTCGCTTAAAACCTCTTTTTCATCCTTTTTCGCTTCTGCCATAATGGCATTCTAAAATGGAGCTTTTGATTTTGTTATATAACTTGATAAGAAAAAGTATTTTTTTCAGTTCCGATAATTATCCATTACGCATTATCAATGACTCATTACGCATACGGATCCCATCCGGCGCTTTTCGCTTTTTTACTTGCGAAGTTCCATTGTCCACTCTGTTTTCGCAATGCCCGCGCAGGATGCCGCGCATACTCGCTCATAATCGCATAGCGCGTCTCATCGTAGATATGGTCTTCCATCGCAGTATCTATATCTTCTGGGTGTGCTTTACTCGGCAAAAGAAGCGGTATTGTGCGGATAAAATCAAAGCAAGTATCAAAGACTAACAGCATCGGCTTACCGTCCTCACCCTTTGTTTTTAACAGTTGATGAAGTTGCATCTTTCCGTTTATGCGCTCGTTATTGGCCTTTATCATCTTCCAACCTGCCGCTTCAAACTTTTCGGCAATGCTCGCTTCTTTGTCGGTTTTACTCCATACTGCGGGGTCTGCGACCATCACCGTAACCCCTTCCGCTACCGAAAGCGCATAAGCTTCTTTTGCCACTTCGCTCGCGCTTTTTTTTACTCCCTTGTTCGCTTCCCCTTTTTCGCAGCCGTAAAGCTCACGGTACCGTATCATCCGGCCCTCGTTATTGACCGCCCACCACCCGATGCTAAAGGGCTTTGCGTACCCCCAGTCCATTGCGCAAAATTTAAACCATTGCCCGCTCTCTAAGGCAAAAGGCTTAATAACGTGTTCTTCGCGCCTAAATTCTTCAAACGCCGCCCCTGCGACAATGTCCCAGTTGCCGTACCGTAACGCTTCATAAAGGTACCGCGGCAAAAGGGTTAAGCTCTTTTCATATTCGGGATCGTTTTTCATCAAAATACGGTTATCATCTAAAAGGCTCGGAATAAAACAGCGGGTGCGCCCCATCTCATCGGTGTAAATCGTGTTCGGCTTTTTTTTGTCGATAAAGCGCATTTTTATCCAGCTGTGCCCAACGCCGCCGGGGTTTCCGGTTGCTCGCATATAGCATTTAAGCCCCGCTGCACTCCGCAGGCGGCTAATCATGTAAAGGTAACAATAATCGGTTGCATAGTTTCCGAGCTCATCAAAGCCACACCAAGTATACTGATGACCTTGATAGCTTCCGACGTCCTCGTCGCGCTCTAAATAGCGGAGGCGCAAAAAAGAACCGGTCGGAAAGGTAAAAACATTTTCAGTTTTATGGTAGCGCGCCCCAAGCGGTGTATAAAGCTCCTTCGCTCTGATAATCAAATCCTCAAGCTCTCTATACGTCCTCCTGAATAGTATTCCCCGCCACGCGCCGCGCCCTTCATTACAACCGGCTAAAAAATCCATAAGCAAGAAATCACTTTTACCCCCGCCAGCCGCTCCACCATAAAAAAGTTCAAACGCAGGACACGAAAGGGCAAGTTGTTGCTTCGGCTGCGGTTCCCAGAGAATCATAGGTAATCGCAACAGCCCTGATTGTCGGCTATGATTTCTCTTTCTTGTGCAATGGCAAGATATTTTTCCATTGCTTCAACATCTTGCCTTTCAATACTCTTTAAAACATCATACCATTCAGTTAAAGAAAAAAAGTGCTCATAGTATGGCAAGTCTCTCATAAGTTCTTTTTTATAGACGTATTGTGCTTTTTTTAGGCAGCTTGCGCATAATCTCATAGCAGACGTCCATTCAAAGCGCTTTGCTACATATCTTTCGCATTCTGTGCAATATCCGCTCGGTAATTCAAGAATCATTTTTATTTACTCCTCTCTTTTAACAACATGCGTATTTTTCAAACCAGAAAAGCACGTCGTTTCCAGTTTCTACTACCAACCCAAAATCGGCGGCAAGTTTATAATTATAATCCCGCTCCTTTAGAATTTCGACTTGGTGTTTAATTGCTTCCCTAAACTTATCAAGAGTTAATGTATGCTTATGCAAATTGCACCGTTGGCAGGATGGAAAAAGATTGTCCTTTACATCCTCTCCGGCTATTGTAGGTTTTTCATCCAAGCCTCTAAAAATCGGCTTTACGTGGTCTACACAAAATCTATCGGATAGCAGTTTTCCGCAATAGGCACACCGGCCGCCAAACATACTACGGATTTCTTCCCGTTCTTTTTTAGTGAGTTTCATTTAAAACCTCCTCATGATTAGATAAGTCCCTCTAGCCCAATGCAACGGCAATCCCGGAAATTAAAGCCAGTAACCCAATTCCGCATACTATTGCTAGTAGTACAATCTTGAGAATGGTAATAATCCTCTCGGTAATATTTTCAAAATCGTAGTCTGTCATTGCTTTACTCCTCCTCCACCAATTCCCCGCAGGGGCTGCCGTCGTCGAAGAATACAAAGCCGTCAAACAAAGCATCAACGCCAACGGAATCATATACTGTTTTTACCGTATCATCGTCATAGGCTATAACTGCGGAGCACCTATTGCATATCGTATCTTTTATCCACCAGCCATGTGCTTTAATCTCTGCCATTGCTTCTTTGATGCTTCCGAAGGGCTGATACTTCCTTTCGGCAGGCGGTTCGATGAGATAGGCAAGGGCAAAAAGGGTATCTCCCATACAGTCAGCTTTTGCCTGTTCAAAGCGATATTTATAAGATTCTCCTTTGATTGCGATTAAAACCTGCGAGGTATCCTCTATGCTCACTAAACGTCTTAACTCTCTTAAATCATCCGCAAAAACGCACTTACTTCCAATCGGTAACTCATCTGCATTGACCGCGGTGTACACTCTCGATTTGTCAAATTCCATGATTTACCCCCATTCTTCCTCTAAATCTTTTTGTATTGCTAGTATTTGTTTATCTGACATGGTTTTTAAACAAGCTTCAACGTAGGGAGAGTCCCGTAATGCATCGCAAAACATACACGAGTTATGTGTTACCAAGCCATGAACAGGGCAATTTTTCTCGCACTTTTTATTACCGACATTAAAAATTTGTTCTGTTGTATTCATTTCAATTATCCCCACCTTAAATTCATCCGCATTAACTGCGGAAAATACACGTGATTTATCAAATTCCATGCTTTACTCCTTCACTAATCCTGTGTTATTTAATAAGTATTCCTTTGTCGGCTCGCTCCACTCCATACTGTTCCAACGCCGAACGACAATCCGTTGCTTTGTTATTGCATGTTCTGTGATACAGCAATCCGCTTCACCTTCGTTATATTTATACATCGTGTACACAGTGCCTGAATTAGATGGTCGGTGCATCCATTCACCTTTCCCTTGTGCGCACCATTTTGCAAGCTCTCTATGTGTTGCAAGTCTTTTCATTTTGTTTATTCCTCCTTAAAAATACGCAACAATCGTAAGTTCATTTATAACATTGTCGCCAGTAGCTTTGTCTTCAAAGTAAATACTATCGGCATATCCCTCTACACCCATATCAGGCGAACCGCAGAAAATATAAATTTCTGCATCATCATCGAGGTCTCTCATCTCATCAATAAGCTCTTTTTTCGTCATTACTTTTCCTCCTTTTCAAATTCGCTATTCTTACCGGTCAGCATCACAACCGGCATCATCGCCTGTAGGTCTACTTCCGGCCTGATAATGTTCAGATACTTACTGAACGCTTCCATCGCTTTTTGGCGGTTCGCAAGTTTTACAACCGTATAACTTCCGGCAGTGTTTACCCGTGTTTCTATCTGCTCCACGCACAAGGCAAGCGCTCCCAATTCTTTTAAATCCTTCACGCGAAGCGCTCCGCTTGCGTCGATAATGTCGGCAGGATTGTAAAAGCTTAACTGTTCAAACTGCTTAATCATCCGGTATACCGCTTGCTCATCGTCCTCATCCCGCGCTAAACGCAAGAGTTTTTTAATAGCCTGTTTTACCTTAGCATTTCTGAGCAATTTACCCGCATTGACGGCGGCGGCGTTCTCGCTCTGACAGTTCTTATACGCTTTTAAATAGGCGCGGGTGCCGTTCAAAAAGCACTCATCTTCCGTACAGTAAAAAAGCACAAAAAGCCGCTTTTTCCCCGACAATTCCTCATCCCACGCTGTTACTTCTTCCGTTTTTACGCTTGTCTCCTGCTTTTTCGCCTCCGCCATTATCCGCTCCTACCCATCATCCACTATCGATACTCATTACGGCGTATTCTGCCGCCTTTAAATGCTTAAGACAACTGATAAGACACTGCCCCCACCGTGCTCCGCCGCCTGTTTTTGCCTGTAAAATCTTTTCAACCTTCAAAAATACCGGTTCAAACACATAACTTGAACAAAGGGTGCGCGCCGTACACTTCTCATAGCCGAAAAACACCCCTTTTTTGATAAAATTATTTAAAACCCCGACAAATTGACTTGCCACAACCTCAAGGGAGTTCCGCTCATCTGCTAACGAAGGTAAAAACATGCTTAAAAACCGTAAAGAAGTGCGCTCTGCCTCGCTTTCGCTGTAGAGTTCTCCTCCCGTTTTCTTAAAATGATTGCTAAAAAGCGCTTCCGCCTGCGCTCTTTTCGCTTCATCAAGCCCTGATACGGCCACCTCATCGTGTGAAACGCTTTCCCAAAGGGCAGTAATCCAGCTTACGGGACTCGATTTTTCTTCGCCGCCCTCTATCTTCTCCTGTTCTTCATTACCTTTTCCTTCAAGGTGTTGTACATCGCTGTAATCATGCTTCGATACCGGCTCTTGTACGGCGTTCCCCGATTCCGGATTCTCTTTTTGGGTTTCTTTCTGCCTGTTCCTCTCTTCTTCCGTCTCTTTCTCACTTTCTCGCTCTGTTTCTGCGTCTTTCTCTCTTTCTTGATCTCTATTTCTTTCAGCTTCTCTCTTTCTTTCTCCGTCTCTATCTCTCTCTTCTTCTCTTGTCTTAGGCCGTAACGCGTTACGGCCGTTATGTAACGCGTTACAGTCGTTACATAACGCGTTATGCTCCGTTATGCCGTCCGTTACGGGCGGCATAACGCTTTTTTCTATCGGTTCGGCACTGTCGGTATCGGCGGGCGCCCCGGGTCGGTTGGTTTTGGGTTTTTTCTGTGTATCTCG